ACCGAACGCCACACGCAACCTCAGACGCCGCAAGGCCACGGCGGAACATATCGTTCCCAAGTCATGTGGCGGCAGTCTGGGATTGCGTAACATCTGCTGCGCCTGCGCCGAGTGCAACCATACGCGCGGCAATATTGTCGATGCCATGACGCCAGTCCCGCATGTCGCGGCGATGCTGCCCGCTAACGTGCGGCGGGTACTGGATGGGAATGTTTGAGGGCGTTTTGCCAGATTACGAAATCGTCCAATGCCCAACGGCGGTCTTCGAAGACCGCAAGAAAGTAGAGATTGTGGCGGAACCCGACTAACCCCCATCCCGGCACCGGGGAACAGGTGCAAATCAAGGAGACTGGCGACGGACGCGGCTGGATGCTGACGGATGAATTACAAGGCTAAGCTACACAGGGCTGGTCGAGCGCCAATTTGGCCAGCCCAACATATCCATCCCAACATATCCATCCCAGCATGTGCGGCAATCCGCCCCCTTGTCACAAACCCCTGTCAAGCTACAACCGCTGACACGAACTTGACAGAGAACTGAGGATAACCTGAGGATAACCAATGGCAAAGAAGAGCAAGAAATGGTCGCGATCAGTTGGGCGGGACGCCTTTAATCTGGACACGTCAGCGGCGGAATGGCTCGGCAAGCGGCTGATATTCCTAGCCAAGCACGGTGAATTCACAGACCCCCCCGATGGCCTGACGGCTGAACAGTGGCGTGCTGATGTTTTAGCTCGCGGCCATGCGCTCAGGCACTACGGCAGGATGTGGGAGCTTGACGCCGGGGTCATTGAAGAGGCGACGCTGCGCTTACATGCGCGTAACGCAATCATTTGGTTTGCAGAGAACCTAGACAACCTGTGGAGCGACTGATGAGGATCAAGGTGACAATGCCCGGCAATGCCGTGACAGGCGCGGGGACCATCGTGACGGATGAGGACGGGAACGAAATCAAGAACGTCCTTTCCGCAACGGTATCCACAATCAAGGCGGGGAGCGTTCCGACAATCACTCTTGAGCTTGCCCTTGCTGGTGGCGAATTCGAAGGGAACTTGGACCTTGGTCATGAAACGCTCGCAGCGCTTGCGGCCAAGCGTGGGTTTGTGCTTGTAGCTGCCGATGAGTTTGAGGACATGATGTTACTGCTTGGCTAGTTGCTCGGATGGGTGGTTCTGCGTATGCTCCGGCCCAAAGGAGACCAAGCTATGCCCACCCTGACAAACACGACAGCCGCCACAATCACACTGACAACTATGCACAAGATGGAGCCGGGGGAGACCATCACGGTCGATGACCGGACGCTTGCGCGTCTCAAGGGTGAGCCGCGTTTTGGGCTTCAACTTGTACGCGGCAGCATTGAGGTTGACCGCGTGATCCATACGGCCCCGATCCCGATAGCCCCAAAGAACAAGTCGGAGAAAAAAGCAGAGAGCGAGAATGACTGATGGCGGGAATAAACTTCGCCAGCCTACGGGCGGTTGCTGACAAGCTCATTGGCGACAACGGAACACTGGCAACCCTGACAAGAACGGCGGTGGGGGGCGACCCTTGGAACCCTACGGCGGGTGCCGATGCAGACACCCCGGTCTATGTGGTCGAGAGCGACCGACTTGTCCGCATCAGAGACGGTGCCAAAGTCTATTATCGCGGGGTCATCATGCGCTCGGCTGACGGTATAACCCCGACACCGGGCGACAAGCTGACAATCGGCAGCGCGATACACATTGTTGGCGAGGTTAAGGAGGCGGAATACAAGGGCGTTTCCGTTGTCTATGAGGTTGAGCTTACAACATGATCAACGATGGTTTTTCCAGTATCCTTGAGGCTCTTGAGCCTGAGTTTCAGGAGCGCTTTGTCGAGAGCATTTACTCGTTTGGCAGCGCTGCGCAATTCACTGCACTTATGGATGCTGTCAGAACCGGATCAATGACCGGCGTTTTGGGTCGGCTCGGGTATCTGCCAGACTATTTCTGGGAGGTCCAAGACGTTGTTGAGCTGGCCTATGGTCAGGCCGGTCAGCAAGTGACAGAAAACGCGGCTCAGGCGTTTGCCGAATATGCCGCCAACCCACAATTGCCTGACAGGGTTCCAGACATGGCACCGGCTGCGGTTGTGTCGTTTGACGCCAGAAATCCACGAGCTGAACAGTATTTGGCGGAAAGATCATCAACGCTCATCACTTCAATCGAAAACGAGACCCGCGACAACGTGCGGATGGCTCTGACGCAGAGCATGACAGAGGGTCGAAGCCCGAGAACAACGGCGCTTGATCTGGTGGGCCGTATCAACCGGCGCACGGGGATGCGAGAGGGCGGCATGATCGGGCTGACCCCGGCCCAAAACCAATGGGCCAACAATGTCAGAACCGAACTGAACAGCGACACCATTTCTGGCTTGAATAGCTACCTGTCAAGGGAACTGAGAGACCCTAGATTTGACACCGCCGTAGAAAACCGCGTCCTATACCTTCGCCACGAAAAAGCGATGATCAAGGACCGGGTTGTTCTTGGCGAGCGGATAGCTGAAGCCCAGCGCCGGGATGACGCCGCCGGTGAGCGTGCCATGCGGGTGATATTGGCTGGACGTGAGCGCCGCCTTGCCGCCATGCCGGGACGCCGCAAGATCACGTCAGCGCAAGCCGACAAGATGGTGACGAAGTACCGCAACCGGACGCTACGGTATCGGGCTGAGAATATCGCGCGAACTGAGCTTATCGGCAGCATGAACCATGCTGAATTTGAGAGCTTGCGACAGATGGTCGAGCGCGGTGAAGTTGAGGATCACCAAGTCAAGAGAACTTGGGACGCGACCGCCGATAAGGCAACGCGGGACCATCACGCAAGCATGGACGGCCAAGTTGCGATTGGGGTAACTGACAGGGCCTATTTTACATCAGGCATTCGCGGGAAAATGATGTTTCCGATGGACAGGTCTATGGGGGCGACGGCGGCTGACGCAATAAACTGCCGTTGCTTCGTTATCACGGACATTGATTTTGGCGCGACACAAAAGGACGATTATTTGTCGTGGGGTCTGGATCAGCCGGTTCCCCCCTATGAATTGCGAACGGCTGAGTGGTCGGACGGCGCTTGGGAGGATTACCTCAAGGATGAGACAATCTCATTCTGGCCAGACGGTATGACGCCTGACAATGTTGAGGATGGCTTGGCTCAGTATCTTGAGCACGCGGTCCCGGCAATTCAGGTCAGCGGTAATGACCTAAATTCGATCCTCAATGACAGGTTCAGGAACCAGTTTTATACGAACACGTCAGGCGGCTACCTGAGCCATGACACGAGGGACTTTGCGGAGGCTGCGCTCTGGGACATTGATCAGGGCGCACACCATGAGGAACGTCCGGTTTACGGCTTTGTCATGGATAATCGTGAAGAGGAATTTGCCTCACGCCTTGCTGGGTATGGCGACATTACAATCAAGCTCAAGCCTGAGGTCAGGGCGAGAACCACGTTTGTCTTTGGTGACACGCTTGATGATACCAGCATGGCTATGGCCTCTCTGCGTCGCGTGGGCAACGGTCCAAAGGGGCCAGTGGCTGTGTCAAGTTGGGGTAAACCTGAGTATCTACCATTGGCACCGTCACCAATGAATGACCCCCGCGCGTGGTCTGTTCCGTTCAAGCCGACAGGCTCATCAGGTGCGAATACGGCAAGCCGTGAATTTCTTATCCCCCTATCAAATGGCGATGCTCTTTCGCCGCCAAACGGTATTGACGAGGTGGGCTATGTTGAGGCGCAGATTTTCGGTGAAGTTGACAGCGGCGACATTAGTCAGATCATCATTTCTGAAATGTCGGATTATCACCTTGATAACGATGGTGACGCCCTGTTGCCTGACCTGTTTTCGGTCCTAGAGGCAACCGGCGCAAGGCCAGAAATTCGAATTGATGGATACCCAGATTTCAGAGCGCCTTGGGAAGAGGGCGGCAATGACAACTGGCGGAAAAAGTTTGAACTGAAAGAATACGACGCGAACGACGCGGCGGGTTCTGATTTTCCGGTGGGCGGCGACCTGTTTGCATGGGCCGGTGATGGCCTTGGTGCGCTTGACAGCCGCATGGATGCTGACCTTGAGGATGTTGAACGGTTTGTCGAAAGCTCGCGGTATTCCCTTGAGGCAACGGACACGCCGGGCATCTGGACCGGGTATGACGCCCTTGACAGGTCGGACGTGACGATGACTTGGGACGCGGGGTCAAGGACGCTTGAGGTGTTCAAGCTGCCGCGCTCTGGCGACTTGGCTGATGTTATGCGGGCCTCTTCCCTGCGGTCTGATCTGGGGCCTGTGACAGCGCGTGTTACTGGATTGTCAGGGGGAGATATTTATGAGGCTGCGAACGCGATAACCTCTGGGAATGTGTACCGTGACGGCGACGTGTGGACCGATGTGGGTCTAAGGGTGAGAACGGAGACCGGCGCTAGGATTGAGGTAATCAGAACCGTAGAGTTTGACATGGCGACCGGGACGATGACGGCATATGATCGACCCATGCCAGATCACAGGGCGTTTTCTATCGGCGGATTGAAGGGCACCGCCGGGCCGGGCGACATGACCGACACGATTGAGCACCAGAGCTATGGTGACTTTATGGCGATGGTCAGAGACATGGTGCCAACAAGTGACCGGTACACGTTCGTCAAGCGCGGCGCTGACAGCAAAAGCCACGGCGTATATTTCTACTCCCGCGAGGAAGGTCGGATTGAGGTCTGGACCGGCGGGAGACTGGATCGGCTGACGTGGGGTAGGGGGTCATATCTCGACACTGACATTGACCCGATTGTCAGCCCGGTCATCGGCTTTCCCGGTGAGGTCACAAGCGTTGCTCGTATGTCTGAGGAAGATGTTACAGAGTACGCCAAAAAGCTTGGCTTGAGCGCCTATGACGGGGACACTTGGGGCTATGCTGATGAGCATGTAATCAGGATCGGCAAGTTTGATGACGCCGGGCGATTTGTCGTTTCCGAGGCACCTCGTATTCTTGATGACCTGTATCCTGAGAGCATTTCTATCGGGGTTCCAGACACGACAGGTGATCAAATCAAACAAATGCGGATGGATCACAAGCAGGTCAGGAGCATTGTGTCAGGCTTTGTCGAGCGCGGGGAATTTTTCCCAACGGCAGACCCCAACGTGTTTGTTCGCAGTTGGACAAGCGAGGGGAGCGGCTTAATTCCAAGCGGCGAAAAAACGTGGACCTATATCATCAATCCCATCACCGCCGAGATGACAATTTACAAGTCAGGCAGTATCGGAGGGAAGGATGACGCCAAGTCAAAGGGCGAGATCAGAAATGCGATGATCGAAAGCACCTATTCTGATTTTGGCAGGGTGGTCAGCGCGTATCCGTCAACCTACGAAGAGGCCAAGGCTGAGGCCAAAAAGAGCGGGTTCGAATTCTCTCTTGGCGAGATTGGCAAGATCGGCGGCAAGATTTGGATCAAGGCGGACGATGACAAGACAGAGCGAGCGGTCTGGAAGGACGGGCGGCTGGTGATTATGTCTGAGACATTGGAGCCGCATATCTGGAAAACCGCTGACCCTCGCGGGGTGCCTGATGTTACCGGCAGGGAGACCCCCATTCCATCAACGCTTTCCCCGGCTGAATTCCATCGCGAAATTGTCAAAGGGGCGGGCAGCGGCAGCGCATACGAGTACCTGCCAACGGCAGATCGGTACGTCTGGGTCGAGCATAGATTGGGAACCGATGATTATTCCACGTTGGTTTGGGAGCCGACAACGTGGAAGCTTAGGGAATATGATGGCGGGGGCATGGAAACATGAAGGTTATCGGAAAGAAGGGACGCCGCATTCTGGTCAAGGTTGGCGAGGACCATCGGGGCGAGCTTGTGCGCGTTTGGCACACGAGGGTTCAGCGCTTTGTGGCCCCGGCTGCGTCACTTGGGGCACACGTCAAAAGAGAGGCTTGGCCCGACATTAGAGGAACAAGCTTGGCAATGGGGCTGACACGCGACATAATGTCGCTATATGATCCTGCGAAAGACGCTTGGAAAGATGATGGAAACGAAGGAATTCTCCGCTGACGTTGACGCTTGGATTGCCAAGAGCCAACGGCGTCTCGATCTGGTGGCGCGTCGCAGCACCGGCGACGTGATCGGTCGCGCGGCTCGCAGAACTATGGGCATCACGCGCGGGGCCAAGAATGCCAAGCCCGGTTTCATCCCGGTTGACCTCTCAACTCTGTCAAAATCATTGGTCTCGACCATCCACGGCGGTATTCGTCAGGAAGGCGCTGACAGCCACCGGCTCATTATCGGCAAGGTAAAGTCTGGCGATGTGATTAGCTTCATGTGGGGCGGACCGGCGGCAAGCTATGCGCGGCACGTCCATTACGGCACGAAGCACATGGACGGCTGGTTCTGGATTGACCGCGCGGTTGTGAATTGGCAAGCCATTGTCAGGCGCAATGCGATCTGGGTGAGGAACAACGTCAAATGAATACGAACGAGGTCAAAGCACTACTGCAAAAGGCGCTCTATGACGCGGCGCTTGGCGTGGATATTGATTGGCCGAATTCCCCGCGCTCTGCGGTATGGCCGCGAATTGAGGTTTCACACATTTCCTCAGAGCGCACCAGCGGCACCCTGAAAGGCTCTGAGGTCATTCGCTACTCAGGGGTCATGTCAGCCATTATCGTCACTCAGGCGGCGTCAGGGGCGGTCTCAGGGGATGTTTTGGCAGATCAGGTCGCAGCGATCTTCCCTGAGGGGTCGAGAATTGCGATCACGGGCGGTGAGATAGCCTTTAATCGCCCGGCAGACATACGCGATGGATACAATGACGATGGCGATTGGAGGGTTCCGGTTATGATCGGGTACAGCGCCATGACGACTTAAATTCTGAGGTAAAAAATCGCTCGCCCGGCAGAGCGATCCCGCAACGGGTTCTAGCCGGGGTAGACCCAAAGCAGGAGATTGCAAAATGTCTATTTCTTACATCGGCTCAACATTGGGCATTGTCGCTGGCGTTCCAGCAACCGAGGACGTTGCCGGATACGGCGCGCAAACTCACATTGAAGTTGGCAAGGTGATCAGCATCGGTGAAATCGGAGACACCTCCGAGGACATTACGTTTGATCTGCTGAAAACCGGACGCCGCACGCGCGTCAACGGCGTCAAGGATGTTGGCGAGGTTTCCGTTTCGATGGAGACTGATGACGCAGATGCTGGCCAAATCCTCTTGCTCGCTGCGGCTGACACGAACACCACCCAAAGCTTTGCCATTACTGACAGCGACGGCGTTGTGAAGTATTTCTACGGCCTCGTGGCAAACCTGAAGGACAGCGAGCGGACTGCCAGCGCCTACAAGGGTCAGACCGTTGTGCTGCGCGGACAGTCGGGCATCACTATCGGCTAACCCGCTGCGACAACTTGACACATGAGAGGGCCACTAATTGCGGTGGCCCTCTTTTTTTGCGAATATTCGCCGCACAATTAATCCCCAAAACTGAGGAACCTGAAAATGGACTTTCGAAAGCTTGACACCAAAACCGACGCCGAAACCGGTGCCTTTCTTCAACTCCGCCACCCTGTCTTGGGGCATCTGCTTTACTCTGGCGAGGGCACCGACGAGGAAGGCGCTTGGATCGACAAGACCAAGACCCCAAAAGAGGTCGGCGTGATGTGCCGGGGCATCGAAAGCGCCACCGTGCAGGGGCGTCTCAAGAAGTCGCGCAAGGGCGCAATGGCCGGTGGTGATCGGGATGACGAGGCGCTTGGGCTTGTTCTGGTCTGCTCCATTGTCGTCAAGTTTATCAACCTGCAATCTGGCGGAAAACCCCTTGAGGCCACGCAGGCCAACAAGGAAGCGTTCTTTGATCAGTCGGATGATCTTGTCCGTCAGGTGATCGACTTTGCGAAGGAAAAGGGAAATTTCTTCAAGGCCGCGTAACCCGCCTGATACTTGCAGCTTGCCAAATGGGCTGGCTGCAAGCGCGGCCTGAGATTGAAGTGGGCAAGGGAAAGACCGAACCCCACGAACTGACAAGGGCGGAACAGTTTGTCCGCGCGGGAAAAGAGCTACCAATGCCGCCTATTGAGGGCGGCTATTATCTCATGGAAATACTGATGGATTGCGGCGCGGTGCGCTATGATCAAATGGGGAATGCCACGCCCCTAGACTGGCAAGAGTTGTCAGCCTATTGTGGCCTTGCACAGAGGGACATTGAGACTTGGGAAGCGCGTGCCCTTAGGGACATGAGCGCCTCTTTCGTCAGGGGGATGAATGAGGGGAAAAACATTTTCTCCATCATGCCGATTGAAAGGAATGCCTGATGGCCTTTGGTGGTGACGTTGCAACACTCGGAATTCGAATTGACACGAGTGGCGCTGACAAGGGCAAGACTTCCCTAAAGGGCGTGTCTGACGCGGCTAAGGGCGCAGAGAAAAGCGTCGGTGATCTTGGCAACAAGAGCGTCGCCGCCGGTGCAGCGGCCAGCAAGAGCTTCAAGGGTGTTGGCCTAATTGTCGCCGCTGTTGCTGGTGCGCTCCAAGGTCTGGCAAGCTCTATTTCCGTCCTGTCTGAACTAGAACGATCCATGTCAAAGCTTTCCGCCGTCTCTAGGGCGACCGGCGGTGAAATGGACGCAATGCGCAAGGTCGCCAAGCGGCTGGGCGTTGAAACTGAATTCAGCACCAAGCAAGCCGCTGACGGAATGACCTTCCTCGCTATGGCCGGGTTTTCTGCGCGTGACGCGATGGCCACAATCCCGGCGGTGGTCGATCTTGCGACGGCGGCGTCAATGGGCCTAGCAGAAGCGGCTGACACGGCGTCAAACATCATGTCGGGGTTCAGCCTGAGCGCCAAAGAGGCATCCAAGGCAACGGACATTTTGACAGCGGCATCAACCCGCGCAAACACGAACGTATCTCAGCTTGGTCAGGCAATGAAGTTTGTCGGCCCGGTCGCGTCCAGCCTTGGCATATCCATGTCGGAGGCAGCGGCGGCGGTGGGCGTCCTGTCAGACGCGGGTATTCAGGGCGGCATGGCTGGCACCAGCTTGCGCAACATTCTTTCGCGCCTTGTCACCCCAACGAAAGATGCTTCCAACGCCCTCAAGGAAATGGGCATCAGCCTCGCCCAAGTGAACCCGGCCACCGTCGATTTGACGGACATTATGGACCTGTTCCACGAAAAGGGGATGAGCGCGGCGCAAGCTATGCGTATCTTTGGCATGGAAGGCGGACCGGCGGCGCTGGCAATGGTCGCGGCAACTGACCGGCTTGGCGATCTTACAGATGAGCTTGGGAACGTGGACGGGGCCACCAAGGAAACCGCTGACACGATGCGGGACAACTTGGGCGGTGATCTTGACAGCTTGCAGTCAGCGCTGATGGGGGTGATCACGGCCCTTGGCGACGCTGGTCTGACGGCGGTGCTGCGTGGGGTCGTTAAGGCCATGACCGAAGTGCTGCGGCTTACCGCCAAGCTTATCACGGCGCTCAGCGATGCAGCGGACGGCATCCTTGTATTCTTTGGCTTGCGGGATGCTCAGGAAGAGTTTGGAGCGGCGGCAGAGGGCGCAACCTCCGCCCTTGAGGCTCAGGGCCAAAAGATAGCACTGACCAAAACCGCAATGATCGAACTGACAAACGCCGCGCGTGAGAAATTGGCCGTGACCAAGGCGTCAATGGAGTTTGAGAAACAACAGTTGTCGCGAATTCTGGACCGCCAACGGGCCGAAGCTCAAGCCGCTCTTGGTGGTCAGCAACTGTACGAGGACATTGTGTATGCAAGGGACCAGCTTCTGGAGTTGGAAACGGTTGCCCTGCGAGCGCAAGAAATGGGCGTTGATCTGCCCGGTATCTCGGACGCAAAAAGTCGTGCGTCGGCTGTCGAAAAGCAAAAGCAGGTTTTGGCCGACTTGCTGCACGAGCAAAGCAAGTTGCAACAGGCGATTGAAAATGTCGAATACGGCACGCCAGAACAGCACCAAGCTCTGGCGGACCTCACCAGCGACATAGCCCAACTTGGCGCGGCTATTGAGTTGGAGCTAAGCGGAAGAATTCCCCTCGCGACAGATGATCTTGGGGGGCTGTCAGATGAAATCAAGGAGGCGACACGTTCGTCAATTGCCCTTGTCGATCTGGACTTTGCCAAGCTGGTAGAGCAATACGGATTTGCGGCGGTAAAGGCGTATGATCTTGGCAAGGCCATGAACGTCTTAGCTGAGGCCAATTTCTCGGCAAGCATTGACGAACAAGTCACTTCGATTGATGCGATGGTCAGCAAGCTGTCCCTTGGCATAGAGGCTCAGCGTGAATTCGCCCTGATGATCAGGGACTTTGAAGCCGCGACCGGATACAAGGAACAGGCTGACATTCTGAGCCGTATGGTGACGTTCCTGACAACCGCTGAGGCCACTATTCTGAGGTCTGGCGGCGGCATGTCTGACCTCAGTGTCGGGGCTGGAAACGCGGCAAGCGCGGCTGGCGTTCTGGCGCAGAACATCCTCACCTTTTATGGGGCGATTGAGACCTCAGACCCGCTCGGTGAGCTTCTTTCCGCCCTGTCAAGCGCGGGAAACTCGCTAAGGAGCCTAATTGTTGACGCTGACAACCTAGCCGGTGCGTTGTCGCGCGTAGGTGGCGGCATGATCGGGGCCGGTACTCGCGTCGGACAGGCATTCAGCACTGCCAGTAGGGTGACGGGGATTTTTGTCAAAACAGCGACACCGGCAATCAACTCGCTGAAAAAGCTCGGCAGGGAATTGGTGGCAAGCGCAAGCGGAGCGGCCAAACTTGCCAAGAGCACAAGCGGGGCGGGTAAGGCGATCAAGGAAGCCAAGGAAGAGGCGGTTGATCTGTCTGACATTCTTGGCAAGGAAATGGCGACCAGCGTTGACAGTATCACGTCTGCATGGGGTGACTTTGTGGCCTCTGGTTTCACTGACTTTGAGGGGTTCAAGGACGCGGTTCTGAATTCGTTCAAGCGCATGATTTCAGAAATGGTCGCGACAGCGGCAAGCAACCGAATTTTGCTGGCACTTGGCGGCACGATAGCCGGTGGCGGGGCTGCGGCGTTGGCCGGGGGCGCGGTTGCGGCGCAGACGGGCAACGGAACCGGCAACGGTATCCTTGGCGGCTTGTTGGGCAATACCATCGGGGCCAACGGCCTGATCGGCGGCTTGAGTAGTGGATTGGGCCTTGGCGTAAGCTCGCTTATGAGCGGCGGCATCGGTGGCTACATTGGCACCCTCGGGGCGCAGTTTGGCTCGGCCATGACCGGTAGCCTGTCGGCAATCGGCGGGCTTGTTGGCGCTCTGGGACCATTGGCGGTTGGCATCGGCATCTTGGTGAAGGGGCTGTCGCAGACATACGCGGGCACCGCCATTCGCGGCACAATGGGGTCAGATGGCTTTGACGGGACGCAGTTTGATTTCTATCGCGGCGGGTTCCTGCGCGGCGATAGGGCTGATTACAGCGACGTTGACGGCCAAGTGACAGCGATACTTGACACGGCAATGGACGCTGTGACCGACAGTATCCGCGACATGGGACGCAGCTTGGGCCTGTCGGTTAGGGAAATCCGCAACTTCGTGGGCGACGAATTCACGCTCTGGGTTCACAACTTGTCCGAAGCCGAGATCATGGAAGGGCTGAACAGCGAGATTGCGACCGTATCGAACGCAATGGCTGAACTGGTTCTAGGCACTGAGGAATACACCCGCGCGGGCGAAGGTGCTATGGACACGCTGACGCGGCTGGCAACGTCACTGGACGCGGCAAACGACAGCGCACGCCTCTTGGGTCATCAAATGTTTGAAGCGTCCCTAGCGGGGGCTGATATGGCCTCTACGCTTGTGGACGCATTCGGCGGCGCGTCGAACATGGCGAGCGCAACGCAAGCCTACTTCCAAGCGTTCTACACCGAAGCCGAACAAACGGCGCTGACAACCGAATATCTGAGGAACGAGATTACCGAATTGGGATTTGCCATGCCGACTACGCAGGGCCAATTCAGGGCACTGGTCGAAAGCATTGACACGACCACCAGCGCGGGGGCCACTCTCTACGCACAGTTAATGTCGCTGGCCAGTGCTATGGGGTCAATCCTTGGGGGCGTATCGCCGGAGGTTTCGGAGTTCGTCGCTGAGGGCGTCAACATGGTGAACGAGCAGATTGCACAGCGTAAATCGCTGGCCCAAACGCTTGAGCAATCATCCCGGCTTTGGCTGCAAACGGCTGATAAATTGCGCGACTTCCTCGTGACATTGCGGACCACCGACCTTGGCGGTCGCAGTCGTGCGGAAATTCTCGAAGCAACCGCCATGCGGTATAGCGATATTTATTCAGCGGCGAGGGGCGGGGATCAGGGCGCGGCAAATGATTATGTCGGGGCGGCTAACCAGTATCTGGGCGCAGTGTTCGACACGGCATCCAGCGCAACCGATTACAGACGCGCGGCTATTCAGGTCGAGCGGGACGCGCAATTGCTCGCGGGCATCTCTGAATTTGAGGGCGCAAAAGATCAGTACATGGCCGACATTTATCACGCGCAAATCAGCATCTTTGAGGATATGCGCGACCTGTTCCAAAGCCTGTTGACAGCCGACCCCAAAGATTACGAGAGCATCCTTAACGAGATTGGGCTGCTGTACGGCGATATAGTCGAACTTGAGGGCATCCTGACAGACGTTGCGGCGATGAGTTATGACACAATTCAGGCCGCGCTGGCCGACCTGATGATCAATGTCAATGACGCCAACGTCCCTGATTATGTTAAAGACCTATTGGACGCCTCCGGCACGTCGCTTGAGGGTCTTGTTGATCTGATTTTCCGCGATGAGGATATGGACCCCGGCCTGAGGTTCTTGTTGGCGGCAGAAGCCAACAACATGATCACCGGGCTTGATCTTGGCATCGACGCATTCAACTCTGGCGATATTTCAATTGACGATCTGATTGCCCTCTCCGGGGCAACGCTGGCCTCATCGGTTAATGTCAGCACAATTCTAGGCGACAGTGTGCCGCCGGGGATTGAGGATGTATTGAACGGGGTCGGCATCGACCCTACGGATATTCTGATCAGCCCAAACGCTGATGGAACGATGGATGTACCGGCTTGGCTGGCAATTATCCTCGGCGGTGGCGACCTTACGGCAGACGGGATTATCTCGCCATTGGGCGTTGCATCCTCGGTGGATTGGGTTGCTACCATACTGAGCGGTGACGCATTTAATTCAGACGGGGTTATAACGCCTGAAGGACTGGAAGCAGCAACCGATTGGGTATCTACCATACTGAACGGCGGCGCGTTTGGCGTGGACGGAATTATCTCGCCGGTTGCCGGTGTGTCAGGCGTGGATTGGCTGGCCGATGTTATCGCCAACGAAGGTCTGACCGGAACTGTTACAATGAGCGCCTCCTTGGGCGACGTTAAAGGGGAGTACCTGTCCAGACTGCTAACTGGCGGCGGGTTCGACGCGACATTGACCATGCTCGCGGAAATCCAAGGTGGGCGTCCCGGTACACGGCTATTGCACCTGTTAGATGCGGCTAGAACCAACTTCATTGAAATTGGCGGTGGGTTTGAATTTGACCCAAGCGCAACCCTTTCAAGTTGGTTCAGCGGCGAGATTGGAACGCTCGACCTTGGCATGGATGAGTTGGGCGACGAACTTACCAGTCTAGGAGGGTTAATCCGCAACCTGACGCGGCAAATCGCTGCCGAAATGGTGGCGTCTGAGCAGGCGGCACAAACTGCGACACAAATCGCCAACTGGCAGGCCCACGGCACAACCGCCGCAAACAGGCTCGCCAATCAACAGTCAACAGCCGCAGACATTATTGCGGAAATCAGGGCGCTTGAGGCATCAACAGGAACAACCCTGACGAACGGTCCAAATGGTGCCGCCGCAACCCTAACTCAACTCGCGAACGGCACCATCCAGTACATTGCAGATGGTCGGACGCAAGGGGCCGGGGACGCAGAGTTTGTCAGCCAATTCTACGGCGCGGGCGGACTGCAATCGCAGATTGGCGAGATTAGTTCGGCCATCCTGTCAACTATCGGCTGGATAGATAATTGGTCCAGCAACATAGAAGGTGTTGGTGCTGTTCCGTCATTCGCTGGCGGCGGTTTTACCGGCTCCGGTCCGCGCTCCGGGGGCTTGGACGGGCAGGGCGGGTTCCTGTCTATGCTGCACCCTCAAGAGCATGTGACCGATATGACCAAGGGCGGCGGCAACGCTGGAATGGTGAGGGAGCTTAGGGCCTTGCGTGAGGAACTGCGCGAGTTGCGCACTGAGCAACGCACTAGTTCGCACCAGATCACTAAATACACGAAGCGCACTGGCGATACCCTGCGCAAGTGGGACAATATCGGCCAACCGGCTTTGCAGGAGTAATCAGATGCTAGTCACAATTCCATTTGCGATTACGGACGCCAACCTGAACTCGTGCAGTCTGCCAGAAAACGACTATGCCGTGTGGGCGACTTCGACCAGTTATTCGGTCGGGGATAACGTGATTTCCACGACCACACACAGCGTTTATGAATGCCTTGTCGCTCACACTAGCGGCGCATCGACTAACCCTGACACCGACACATCAGACCCGCCAAATTGGCTGCGGATTTCTGCCACGAATATCTGGCGGGCCTTTGACAATATCATCTCGGACCCCACGATAGGCGACAGCGTGACAGAAACGTATTCGCTCAACGGTTTTACGCAACCCGCCAACGGCGTGACGTGTCTCGGCCTTGACGGGATTTCGGTGCAGCTTGTTGTTACCGACCCGAATGACGGCGAGGTATTCGACGAAACGGTCTCGCTAATTGATAACAGTATGATTGTTGACGCCTACACCTACGCATTTGATCCAGTCCGTTACAGGACGGAGGCCATTTTCTCGGGCATTCCTCCCTATGCCGCCGCCACGTTCGATCTGACGTTTACGGCGGCGTCTGGCGAGGTTCCTGAGATTGGTGAGATTGTTTTGGGGCGTGAATACCAGATTGGCGAAACGCTCTTCGGGACAACGGTTTCGATTGAGGATTATTCGGTCAAAGAACGGGACCAATGGGGCAACGCGATCATCACCGAACGGCCTTTTGCCAAGTTGATCGACTTTGACTTCGTGGTCCGAACGGAGCAAATTCGGCGGGCCGCTACGTTGCTGGAAACGGTGCGGGCGACCCCGGCTGTGTTCAATGCCGGAACGGACACCGAGCAATACGGTGTCACGGTTTACGGTTTCTATCGCGGCTGGTCGATCACTACGGGCGCGACAATTTCAGATGCAACAATGGAAGTTGAGGGATTAGTTTAATGGCGATTACAGCATATAGTGGGACAATCCCGAACCGGATCACCGGGGTGGCGACATTCTCTGGCGACATGGACGATTGGCTGTCGTGGTTCACGCCGGTCGCGGTTCTGGTGGATGCGGCGGCGACAGACGCGGCGACAGACGCGGCGGCGGCGGCGTCTGCTGCGGCGTCTGCTGCGGCGTCTGCTGCGGGTTCTGAGGCTGATGCGTGGGTTTCGGCGGCATCATATACCTCTGGCGATGCGGTCTATTCCACGGTCGATTTCCAGTCATATCGGGCGGCGACAACGCACAGCGGGGAAACAACCGACCCAAGCGCGGACGCGACAAATTGGGCAATATTCACACTTGGCAAGACACCGACATTAACCACGGTTACGGTTTCTGGAGCGGCGTTATTTTCCGGCGCAACGCTGGTCACAGAACTGCAAGAGACTGTCGCCTCTGCGCTTTCCGGCACGACGCCAAGCGTTGATCTGGAGGACGGAACGTATTTCACGCTGACCACCAGCGGCAATACCACGTTCACGTTTACCAATCCGGCGGCAAGCGGCACAGTTTCGCAATTCACGCTGGAACTGACGGCGGGCGGGACGCACACGCTAACATGGCCCGCGTCTGTTGATTGGGCGGAGGGGGCTGCACCTGACGCACCGGCGAGCGGGGCGAAAAACCTTTACACATTTATGACCCGCGATGGCGGCACAATTTGGCACGGCTTTCTGGCCGGGGCGGCAATGGCATGACCGTTTCAAGAGCAATGATGCGGGCGGCGGCTGGCGTCGGCGGCGGCTGGGATTTGTCGAAACTGTCCCTTATTGGCGACGGTGGCAGTTTTCCCCTGAACGCAAATTACATGATATCATTTGGCCTAAGTTCTGATGGTACAAAATTATATATCGGCAAAATAGGGTCTGGTTCGTCGAACAGATATTATATTTATCAGTACGCCCTATCTACGCCGTGGGATACTACAACCGCGTCATACACATCGTCGTTTGACGCGTCGTCACAGATGGGCCACGACAGGATGTTCAATATGTTCTTCAAGCCTGACGGGACCGAACTTTATATCCGATATTCGGACATAACTACGTCAAGAAATATCGCCCAATACACGCTATCAACAGCGTGGGATATTACATCTGCTTCGTATTCAGGCGGCTATTTCTTGTCATATTCTGTCGTCGGCTCTTACGCAGGTCAAATCTTTGTCGGTGATAGTGGGTCTAAGTTGTTCGCTATATCCTACGATACCGGCAGAGTTCATCAATATGACCTGTCAACGCCGTGGGACATTACGACCGCGACTTACGACGATGAAAGCCCTGCCCTGACACATGAAAGCGGAACAGAGCATGGCGTATGGTTTAACGACAACGGCTTGAAGATGTATGTCCTCATTGACAATAAAATCGGCCAATATACGCTATCGACACAGTGGGATGTGACAACCGCAACCTACGATAGCGTCATTGCAGACATCACCCACATTAACAATTATCCATGCGCCTTTCTTATAGGCAAAAAGGGAACGAGACTTTATGCCGGTCATTATTCGGGGAGCGAAGCGGATACGTTGGCCGAATACTCGATGTGAATACAATTTCTAACGGAGAATGAGACATGATTTTCAAGCTCGAAAACGAAACGCCCTCGGCCTACTCGGTTGCACGGCTGCGCAGCGACAACCCGAGCACCAGTTTTCCGGCGACAATTCCTGATGAATTGCTGGCGAGTTTTGGCGTGTATCGTGCCGCCGTTGCAGAACAGCCGGTCGTGGATGCGGGCGAGATTGCCGAGCGCGACGCATTGCCGACTGAGGCTGACGGCTCGTGGGTTCTGGGCTGGACGGTTCGCGCTAAAACCGCCGAAGAACAGGCGGCTGAACAGACCGAACGCGCGGCGGCGGTCAACGTAGAGCGCGACCGGCGTCTTTACGAGGGCACCACGGTCGCAGTGACCGGATACGGCGACGTGCAGTTGCAAGGGCGACCAGCGGACCAGACGAACCTTATCGCGCTGGAAGTGACCGCGATGCAACTTGTCGCGGCGGGGCTGGATGTGCCGATGGACTTTCGGGACGCGGTGAACACGATGCACCTTTTGACCCCGGCGCAGATGCTGGAACTGGCGCAGAAGGGCAAACAGGCGGCTGGTGCGTTTTATCATGCCGCATGGGCGCTGAAAGACAGCCCACCGATCCCGGCTGACTTCGCTGACGATCAGCATTGGCCTTGAACTGAACAATCGCAAGATGGCCGTATGGTCTGAGCAAAACCTGTGCCGGGCAGGCGCATAACGATAACAACCCCGGCGGTGTATTCTCACCCACTATTCGGAGAGACATTATGTCGGATGATGAAGGAAAGGCCGGGCTGCAAGCTTATGTGTACTTGTTCGAAAAAAGCTCAGAAACAAAGGCGCACAGGGCACGCAGAATTGACGAAGCTCTTGACCGGCATGAAGCCGCAAAGGTGCAGCGAAAATTCGTGGCTTACCTGCTTGCGACACTCGCGGCGCTCGCGACCGGCGTAACAAACTATCAGGCGGTGAAACTATGGTTAGAAAAACTATTGATAGAATAGAAAGCTCTGGGTGGCGGCATGTCGTGCGTGTCAGCGCGGTGGTGGCATATCTCGCGTTTTTCTGGACAGTCGTGATGCCAATTTGGATAACAGACTTGGAGACACGGCTCTTTCCGGTCATAACCCCGTTTGTGCTGACAGAAGTAACGGCTCAGGGCAATGACACGGTGGTTGTTGGGCGAACTGAGCGGATCAGGGACTGTCATTTTGAGGGCATTGACTGGTATGTCGGTCAGCGGAATGGCACGTCCTCCAGACTTGAGGAAGTGGACTTTCCAAAGGGATCAAAAGCCCGAACCCCCGGCGAAAAAATCCTTGCCACAATTCTGATTGCCGCGACCCCGCGCGACGTGCTCACCAATAGTTTCGCCAACGTCCGATATAGTTGCTACTGGTGGCAACCGGATCACGTTGACACAACCCAAGTGCTCTACGATGGCCGTGGTCAAGATGCGTCTCTGCTCGCTGACTATCTGCTCCCCCGCGTTGACAGTTTGGAGCGCCGCGTTGACGAAATCTCACCAAGGGGTAAGTTAGGTTCAGGTGAACAAGATGACCCTTGATATTCTCGCG